TATAGCCTCTGACCTGCGGTTTTATATATGTGACTAACGTCACACGGCAAAAACGAGAAATGCGTTAAATTTCCTGCCTTATATATAGTAGGGGAGCAAAGCGGGGTGCATAGGCTTTGCGACCCTACAACGGCCTCTAGCGAGGCCCCTAGGCCGAGCGCTGACTTACCCCTCACTTCGCTGTGGCTCGTTCGGGCGCTAAGCCCGATTGCTAGCGGCGCTTTTAGTTGGGTGTATTGTATTAGCTAGGCAGCTAATGAAATTTCCAATGCAGCTAAATAAAACGATTCCGGCCCGTCCCCCATATTAAAGGAGATCACGTGGCTGACAACAGTGCAGATATTGCCAAGAGAATTATTCTCAAAGCTGTCGCAGAAGGTATGACAGTTGAGCAGGCTACCGCCTCAGCCGGCAAATCTATCAAGACTTATGAGTACTACCGTCGCACAGACAAGGTCTTTGCAGACAAGGTAGATCGAACCAGACTCGGGCTCAAAGACAAGGTATTCGCCTCCGGCGATGTCCACGATATTGACTTTGCAGAGTTCCGCCAAAGATTCCTACACAGCCGTACCTTTGCTCACCAGCAAAATATTGTAGATGTAATCGAAGGCCGCGAACCCGGCTGGCTGCATCCTTCAATGAAGTTTGAAAAGGGTATGGCTAATAACCGTATCCTTATTAACATCCCGCCCAACCACGCCAAGTCAATGACTATTACCGTTGACTACGTCACCTGGCAGGTAGCACGCAATCCCAACTTCCGAGTCCTGATTGTCTCCCAGACCCAGCGTCTGGCAGCTGACTTTCTCTACGCCATCAAGCAAAGACTGACACATCCAAACTATGAGGCACTACAGCAGGCTTACGCTGCTGGCGTAGGGTTTAACTCTAAGACCGCATCCTGGCAAGCAACCCGCGTCACCTTTGGTGATGAGCTGAGAGAATCCTCAGAAAAGGATCCAAACATCGAAGCTGTAGGTATCGGTGGTCAGATCTACGGTAAGCGTGCAGATATGATTATTGTAGATGACGCGGTGACTCTATCTAACGCCAATGACTTTGAGCGTCAGATCAAGTGGTTAACCCAGGACGTACGTTCTCGTCTTAACCCTACAGGTAAACTTATTATTATTGGAACTCGCGTAGCAAGTGTTGACTTGTACCGCGAGCTTCGCTCAGAGGATAGATACCCAGGTGGATTAGTCCCTTGGACCTATCTGGCTATGCCAGCCCTGCTTGAGACAGATGAAGACCCTGACAAGTGGGTAACGCTCTGGCCTAAGTCAGATGCTCCATTTGATGGACAAGAAGAAGCTGATAAAGACGAAGACGGCCTATACCCACGCTGGTCTGGTCGTAACCTTTACAACGAACGCCAAGCGATGGACACCAGCACTTGGGCGTTGGTCTATCAACAGCAAGATGTATCTGAGAATTCAGCTTTCGACCCAGTGTGCGTACGTGGTTCTATTGACGGTATGCGTAAAGCAGGTCCATTAGTTGCAGGTAACCCTGGTCACCCACGTGACCTAGGTGGTTACTCCATTATCTGTGGACTAGATCCTGCGATGATTGGTGATACTGCAGCTATCTGTTATGCGGTAGATCGCAATACCAACAAGAGGTACATCGTAGATGCTATTAAGATTACTAGACCGAGCCCTGCGGATATTCGTGACCTTATATTTAATTGGACTTCCCTATACGGCCCGTCTGAGTGGATTGTTGAACGTAATGCGTTCCAGTCTTTCCTTACGCAAGATGAGGGAATCCGCCAGCACTTGGCATCACGCGGAGTGCTACTGCGGGAACACCATACAGGTAACAACAAGTGGGACGCAGGCTTTGGTGTTGCGTCAATGTCAACTTTGTTTGGCACCAAGCAACACGACGGTAAACACCACCGCGACAATCTTATCCATCTTCCATCAGATCAGACGGAAAATGTCAAGGCGTTAATCGAGCAGTTGATTACCTGGACACCTACTACTAAGGGTAAGACTGACTTAGTAATGGCGCTCTGGTTCTGCGAGATCCGAGCCCGTGAGATGCTCAACTACGGTCAGTACAACTCACACCATCTAAAGAATCCGTTTCTCACTAGCGCTGAAAAGCGCAAGCGAGTAGTAGTAAATATTGACCAGCTATTAGCAGATCAAAACAAACAGTTCATCTAAGGAGATAACAATGGCAGTAAAGAAGCCTGGCAAGTGTCGTAAGTGCGGTAAATCAGACAAGATGTGTAAGTGCTAATGGCTGCCAAGAAACTCACAGGACCAGAAGCTATCAAGGCAATCCAGAAGCGCACATCACCTTCTGGTGTTAAGAAAGCAGAAACTGGCGCTAAGAAAGCCATTGACAAGAAGTACCCAGGATTATATAAAAAGTCTAAGTAAGGACAACTAAGTGTTAACACCAAAAGAAGTAAACGATAAGTTAGGTCGCTTGCAGACCAAATTCGCTGCACGCGATCAGCGTATGCGTGATGTTCTTTCGGTGCGTCAAGGAGATCTATCTAAGGTCTATCCTTCGATGTTTTCCGAAGACTACCCAAAGCCTTTGGTTGCAAACTTTATTGACGTCGCAGCTCGTGACCTAGCAGAAGCGATGGCACCACTGCCATCATTTAACTGCTCAGCAACTAATATGGTTTCAGATTCTGCTCGCAAAGCTGCAGATACTCGTACCCGCATTGCAAACTTTTACGTCTCCGTATCTGAACTACAACTTCAGATGTATGACGGTGCCGACTGGTACAACACCTACGGAATGGTTGCAGGTATGGTGGAGATGGATTATGACTCCAACAATCCACGCATCCGCATACTTAATCCGTGGGGTCTGTACCCAGAGGTAGATCGCTTTGGTCGTGTCGTATCTGTAACACAGGTACTGTCAACTGATGCAGAAACTCTTTGTGCTCAGTATCCAGAGTTTGCTGATGCAATCTTGGCTAAGAATAACTACCAGCCAGGTAGCCCAGCAATTACTATGGTTCGCTACCACGACAAAGATCAAGACCTTATCTACTTGCCAGAGCGCAAGAACCTCACTCTTGTACGTACACCTAACCAGTTAGGTAAGTGTCTAGTAGTACTAGCACAGCGCCCTTCCCTTGACGGTCAAGCACGTGGTCAGTATGACGATGTCTTGGCAGTCCAGCTCGCTCGTGCTCGCTTTGCAATCCTTCAGATTCAGGCTGCAGAAAAATCTATCCAAGCACCTATTGCTATCCCACAGGATGTGCAAGAGTTGGCACTTGGTCCAGATTCAATTATGCGTTCTTCTCAGCCACAGAACATCCGTCGTGTAGGCTTAGATCTACCACCAGGAGTCTTTACAGAGTCAGGAGTGCTAGAGCGTGAACTACGGCTTGGGGCTCGTTACCCTGAAACCAGATCCGGAAATACCAGTGCAAGTGTTATTACTGGTCGTGGTGTACAGGAGTTGCAAGCTGGTTTTGATACTCAAATCAAATCAGCTCAAGCCCAATTCGCTAGAATGTTCAGTGATCTTATTGGGCTCTGTTTTGAAGTAGATGAAAAATTATTCTATAACGTACAAAAGACAATCAAGGGTTCAGAAGATGGAACACCTTATGTTCTCAAGTACACACCATCTCGTGACATTAAGGGCGAGTACGGTGTAGATGTTCGCTACGGCATTATGTCTGGTATGGATCCATCACGTGCAATCATTGCATTGCTACAGATGCGTTCAGACAAGTTGGTTTCACGCGACTATGTTCGTCGTGAAATTCCAATGGACTTAAATGTTACTCAGGAGGAACAGCGTGTTGACATTGAAGAAATGCGCGACTCTTTGCGTGTTGCTGTTGCACAGTATGCTCAGGCGATACCGGCTCTGGCAGCGCAAGGTCAAGATCCATCTCTTATCGTTACACGTATTGCAGAAGTTATTAAGGGCCGTCAAAAGGGACTAGCTCTTGAGACTATTGTAGAAAAAGCATTCGCTCCAGAACCACCACCAGAGGCACCAATGTTGCCAGGTGGACCTCAGCTTCCAGCGGCAGGTGCGGCCACCGCCCCAGCCTCAGCGCAACCTCCACAAGAACAAGGTGGAATGGCCCCTGCTGCTGGTCAAAAACCCGATATAGCGACACTACTAGCCGGTATCACCGGCGCAGCGTAACCGAAGGAGGTGCACATATGAACAAGGGATCACACGCTCCAGCTCCAGTACAACCAATCAAGGTTGATACAAAGGCAGGATCAGTTAAGGGCGGTAAAGTTGACTTCGGTTATGCCGGAACAGCTCGCAAAGGCAAGAAGGCTTAATTACTGAAAGGTGTACAGGGTGTTGAACGATAACGATAGGATTCCGCGCCCTGTACGCCGGACGGATTTTTTAGTAATAGTACTTGGGTTTTTCTATAACCTAACACAGTGCATAGAGACATTTATGTCTGAGATTTATGAACTATCAATTTATCACGCCAATCACAAAACCAAAGTCAATAAGGCTTGGGAAGATATGGCACAAGATTTAGAGACTTTAGAGGAGGACAAATGACAACTGCGCCAATGAACCCATTAGCAGGTGCATCAGGTCCTGGCAAGTATTCAGTACGTTCAGATAAGTTACCAATGGGTTCTACTTCATACGGTGAAGGTGTTGAGACTCAAGCTCTTAAGCAGGGTGCTCCACTTGCACAATCTCAAGATGTACGTCCAGCACGTGGTGGAGATGTACGTGAAGCTGCTATGCAGGCTTCAGTAACGCCGTTATACGCACCAACACAACGTCCAGATGAACCAGTAACTGCAGGTATTGCAATGGGCGCAGGTCCTGGACCAGAGGTTTTAGGTAATCCACAAGCTAAAGAATCGCTTTCACAGATTCTTTCAAAGATGCTTCCATACGACACCAATGGTGAGATCACCGCTTTGTATGAGCAGGCACTATCCAGAGGACTTTAATGGCACAGAATATCAATAAAGGTAATCTGTATCAGGCTGCAAAGCAGTCAAATCTTAATCCTGCTCAGATGAATCAAATCAATTCATTAGCGGATATGTATTCAACACACACGACTTTATCAAACCTGCCTGCACAAGTTGCATCATACGAGTTTAATCAACTCGATACTGACAAGCAGAAGAAGATGGCAGAGTTCTTTGGCCAAAATGATGAGACACCTAACCGTGGCATCATTGGTCAAGCTGCATATATTATTTCACGTCCAGTTGTAGAACCTATCAAGGCTATCTTTAACGCTGCTAACTGGGCATCAGATCAGGTCACTCGTGCTTACCGCACAGGTGCTATTGCAGTTGCAGAAAAAGAAGATCTTGCAGATGCTTGGAAGAAGTCAGGCGCAAACGGTGAGATGGTCTTTAACGACAACCGCATCAAGAAGGCTATTCAAACATACGGTGCAAACCGTGTTGCTGTAGCACAAAAGATTTCAGCCGGTATCCCACTAGACCAGATTGTTGCAGAAGCTCAGAACGAAGAGCAGAAGCAGATTGCATTTGCAGTTGGTAGCAAAGAAGGCGACAAGTTAACTGAAGAGGCTATTGCTAAAGTCAATGCCGCTAAGTATTCACCTGGTCGTCAACTAGCAAACCTTTTCCTTACTGAAGATATGGAAGGCAAGAGCGGTCTTTATACTTGGATCTCAGGTACCGCAGATGCAGCATTCCGTATCCGTACAGATCCAACTATCTTTCTTGGTAAAGCACGCAAGGCATACGTTGCCTCTAAGTATGCTTTGACTAAGACAATCGGTACTGCAGAAAAAGTAGACAATGCTTTTGCTAATCCAAACATTGCTAACTTTTGGACCGAGTACACCAAGTCACTAGATGAACTTGCCAAGGCTCGTGTCAACAAAGAGCAGATTAAAGTTGGAGAGACAATTGGACGCCTTGAGCGCCTTGCTCCAGGATTCCGTGAGAACGGTGTAGACAGCGCTCTTATTAAGTTTGCTAATGAAGACTTCGGTGGCATCATTGATGTCAATACAGCCAAGGCTTTCTTATCTAACGCTGAGCGAGTAGAGCCTTTGTTCTACGGACAAGCAGGATTCCAGATCAAGGTAATGCCACGCCTGAGTGAGTTCCGTCGCAAGCGTGTAGATTTCTACACCAAGGGCGAGCGAGTCTTTAATCTTAACCAAGACGGTACAGACTTTGTACGTAACATTGTTTTCGATGATGCAGATGGCCGTGGAATTACTGAAGCACAGGCTGCTCTTGAGTCTTTAATCGGACGCGAAGGCGAGACTGCTATTGAAGCAGGACGTCGCACAGCAGAGCGTATCAAGGCTGGCCTTTCAGATGAAAGACTTAAGCGCTTTTCAGTATTTGGTATTAACCAAAAGCTAGATAAGGTTGCACGTAAGTTCTCACTAATGCCAGATATGGCAGAGCTTGGTAACTTTACATCAGAAAAGTCTGTTATTGCTTTCCAGCGCTATGCAACTTTGGCATACGGACGCTTTTCTGCACGCACGCTAGCAGATGCTTACGCAACAGCTAATATCGGTCAGCGTCGTGAGATGTTTATTGGTCTGCAATCTGCAGTCGGTGAACTACGTGGATTACGTGGTGTAGCCGGTGGTCGCAAGTTACTTGACTCAATCGGTGCAGTAGGCCGTGAGGCTCAATACACCAACCGTGTATTTGATGCAGATAACCTAGATGGAAAGATTCCATCACAGGTAGATGGCTTTGACTCAGCAGCGTACGTATTCCAGCTCAATGATCGTATGTCTTTCATTACTCCAAAGCAACTAGACCAGTTCGCAGCACGCGATGGTTTCATTGGCAAACTCTGGGGATTCCAATACGGTAAGGCAGCAGATGATGCTGTTAGCACATTCGTTACCGGTACTTTGGTTGGCCCACGTTTCCCAATCCGTAATGCTTTAGAAGATTACATTTTCTACCTAGCAAACGGTAACGGTGTTATCAAGTCAGGTATGAAGGTAGCAAAAGCACGTAGACTTGCTACAGATATCCGTACAGCATCAGATGAACTGACACTTGGTATTGTCAATCGCTACGGAAAAGCAGCAGACAAAGAAAAGATCCTTGCAAAGTTTGATGATGTCAAGAATAACATCAAGCGTGAGATGGTAGATGGCCAAGAGGTTATCATCCAAGATGCTTACAGCACACCAGCACAGCGCGAACTAGCCAAGCGTAAGATTATGGCTGAGGTTCTACTACGCGATAAGTTTAATGACGCACAAGTAGGCGCGTTTGGTGATGACTTTGACCAGTTTGCCTACGAGTTTGCTATGCACGGTGACTTCGAGAACCTGCTTCGTGCAGCATCTGAAGGTGCATACAATATGAACGCGGGCAATGACTTCTTTTCACGTGCAAAGCGTGTATCTCGCAAGCAAGGTAGGGTCGTAGACTTTACTATTGACGGTGAAGAGTACGCTCGCCAGTACGGATCTTTCGTAACGCTGTCACCACTGGACCAAGAAGGTAAGTTAGCTTGGGCATTCCAGATTGTTGGTAAAGGTAACGACGAAATTGGCTCAGAAGGCCTTAAGTTGCTTAAGACTTACGGGGATAACCGCAAAGATTTCATCAATGCTCTATCAAAGTACATTGATTCAGAGGACATTGCTAAGTTAAAGCCTAGGTTTGACCGTTATGTTGATGAATCATACACATCTACACAGCACGCAGCTGTTATCTATGATGATCTTAGAGCTATGCTCAGCACAGCAGATGGTTCTATCAACAAAGATCTGCTTAATAAGATAGTTGTTGCAGGCGAAGACGGTGCACTTAAGATCAATCTTAAAGATTTTAATACTTCTTGGCTACCAACAGATGCAAAGATGCTACCTAAGTCCATCACTGGACCACGTTTCATCCCAGCAACGCAGTCACAGAACATTATCTCTGACATTAACAGCCGTCTATGGGACTGGCTAGGCGATGCTAACGCACGATTCTCTCGTGACCAGTTGGTTATTGATGCAGCCTTTACTATCCGCAAGGATTTACAGCCATATCTTGACGATCTAACAAAGAAGATCGGTAAAGATGCAGCTACCCGACAGGTAGTTGAGATGTCTGAGAAACTTGCTGTAGAGCGTGTGCTTGCATTTGTGGATAACCCAGATGTTCGTACACAAATGGCCTGGTCTATGCGTAACTTTGCACGTTTCTACCGTGCTACAGAGGACGCTTACCGCCGTTTGTACCGCACTACACGTTACTCTCCAGAAGGTCTACGCAAGATTGCAATGACCTACGAAGGCGTAACTCACACAGGTTTTGTACAGCGCGATGACCAAGGCGAGGCATACTTTGTCTATCCAGGCATTGCACCTGTCTATGAGGCAGTCAATAAGACACTCAACATCTTTGGTCTAGGCGATAAGTTCGTATCACCAATGCCATTGCAGTTTGGTTCATCTATCAAGATGCTTACTCCATCTGCTAACGCAGAGTCTTGGTTACCTACATTTTCAGGTCCAATTGCAGGTGTATCTCTTAAGACTATCTACAACATTGCTGGCCTATTCCAAGAGTCAGACATCCCACTTATCGGTAAGTTGGCACGTGAAGTCAAGCTAACTGAGAAGTACACACTTGGTTCAATCGGTGAAGGACAGTCAATCTTCCAGGCAGCATTGCCAGGACACGTCAATCGTTTGATCTCAGCACTAGATCAGGATGAGCGTGACTCACAGTACGCATCAGCTTTCCGTAAAGCAGTAACATACCTAGAAGCAGGTGGACATACACCTGGTGCAACAGCAACTCCTGGTGAGTTGGCTGACTACCAGAAGAAGTTGCGTGCCACTATCTCAGGTATCTTGCTTACACGCTTTGCTCTAGGCTTCGTAAGCCCAGCATCACCTACTACAACACTCAAGTCTGATATGGCTGAGTGGGTACGTGAGAATGGTCGCGTTAACTTCAAGCAGGTATTCTCAAAGCTCATTGAGCAGTACCAAGGTACATCAGATCCAGTAGGTCGTGCTATGGCTGACTGGACTAAGTACTACCCAGAACAGGTTCCATACGTTCTTAACGAATCAGATCCAGTATTCCAGGCTAGCTTCAAGACAAGTAACTCTGCTGCTAACTGGGTTCAGGAGAACTCTGAACTTATTAAGAAGTACCCAGAGGGTGCAGCTTTCTTAATTCCACAGAGCGGAACCTTTACTTGGGAGTCATACCAGTTTCTCAAGGACAACGGATACCGTGAGAACAAGCTAGTTGGCGATTACCTACGCGAGACATTTGTAGCGAAGTCTAAGTACTTCTTCTACGAACAACGCGATAAGTACGAGGCAGCACTTGCTAACGCAGGTACAGATGCAGAGCGTAAGCGTATCAATGCAATCTGGGATACTTGGTCAAAGGAATACAAGGGCACACGCCCATTGCTTCAGGAAGAGTTCGCTCAATCAGCATCTAATAACATTAAGCGTCAAGCTGCATATGATGACCTTAAGCGTATGCTCAACGAAACTGGAATCCAAAACGAAGCAACTAGCAAGATCCGTTCAATGATCGGTATTTACGAAGACTATCTACTTGCCAAGGATACTGTCTATAACTCACGCAGTGAGCGAGACGTTAATGCAAGAGATGTACTACGTGAATCTACATTGACACAGTTAAAGTCTATTGCAGCAACTAACGAAAACGCTGCTGGTGTATTTGCTACATTGTTTAGCAACTTTTTGAGAGAAGGATAAGATGATAGATCAAGGCGTTAACTTTGGTGGAACAGGCACAGGTGCCGGCCTAATCACTTCATCCACACCAGTTACCCCACCACCTGGTGGTCAGTTTGGTCCACTCAAGGGTGGCTATACAGCAGGTGCTGGTGGCTCTCAACAGACTCAAGCTACAGCAGCAGATCTTGTTGCTAACTATGGAAAGATGTCAGAGCCTTTGCGTAAGGCATTGGCTCAGCAACTTAAGTCTGCAGGCTTTAAGGTACCGGTAACTGGCAAGTACAGCATCAAGGTTCGTAATGCTTTTATTGATGCTTCTCAAGCGTTAAGCGATGAACTGCGTAGCCTTGCTACTCAAGACCCAACACGTTTGGCTACCACTAAGTACGACCTTACATCTTTTCTTAAGGATCTTGCTACTACAGAACGAGTCGGCGGTGGCGAAGACAAGACACCTACAATCGTTCCAAGTATTACTAACTATCGTCCGGAAACAATTGCTGACCTAATCAATAAGGTAAGCCGTGATCTTACAGGCGAATCAGCTACTCCTGAATTTATTGCTAAGTACACAAAGACTATTCAAAGCGAATTAAAGAAGCCTGAGAATATTCAACAGACTACTTACTATCCAAAAGATGCACAGGGTAGAGCGCCTCAAGTTACACAAGAAGGATTTAGCCCTGAACGCTTTCTTATCGAAGAGATCTCCAAAGGAGATGCAGCTAAGGCCAGCAGCGTAATGGGATTCTACGAAGTATTTAACAAAGCGATCGGAAGAGATAATGGCTGATACATTAAAGAAAACCGAAAGCCAATTAAAGGCAGATATCGCAGCCCTGCTTAACGAGGCTGCAAGAGAAACAGATGTCAAGAAGAAGCAATCTTTAACTTCACAGGCTAAGGCACTTAAGAAGCAACTCGATGGAGTTGTCAAGCAACGTGAGTCTAACAAGAATCTTTCTGTTGTTGAAAAGGCACGTAAAGAACTTGAGCGTCTTAACAAGTTAGATCCTAATACACCTGGTGTAGCACCGCTTAAAGCGGTTCAAGAAAGAATTATTGCCGATGCAGCTAAGAGGGGCTTGCCTGCTACAGAGGGTACTCCTTCAGTAATTGCAGCACCTAAGAAGGATGAAAAGCCTAAGCCTACTGTGGTAGCTGGTGTTGAATCTAATACCAGAATAGACCCTCTTACCTTAGCAAGAGAAGAAGCAGCAAAGACAAAAGCAACTGCAGCAAAGTCTAAGTCAACAGTAGTTGCCTCTGATTACGCACAGCGTAATGCTGGTATTGCTGCTATGGGTGGAACACTGCCAGTCAAAACTGATACTACAGGTGATGACATCCAAGCAATCTATGACTTGGCAAAATCTAAGTATGCAAACGTTGACTCTATTTTCTTATACGATGATGAACTACGACAGCTGCTTATTGATGCTGTAAAGGATCCAGCTACAGCTGAAGACGATATGAAACCAGATGAGTTTCTTCGCCGTCTTAATTCATCTGAGTGGATGGTTCGTAACGCTGATACCTACTCTAAGCGTGATGCTCAGCGTCGTGAATTCAATGACCTGCTCAGCAAGTACGAGACACAACTATCGGCTGCAGATACTCAAGACAAGAAAGACGCAATCAATAAGAAGATTGGCGAACTTAAGAGTAACTCTGCCTATGCCCGTGGCCTTGCTGCGACTAAAGCCTTTGTTGAAAAGACAGCTGGTGGCTTAATTGGAACACTAAGTCCAGAGCAACTAGATTCTTTTGTCAAGCGTATGTATGACTCTGCCAATGATAAAGATGCAAACATCATTAACAAAGAACTGTCATACCTTATCAACTATAAGCCAGGTTCAACCCTTGGTGGTTCTACTGGTGAGGAACTAACAGACCTTCGCAAGACTGCAGCAGCAAACGGATTTGACCTTGACAAAGACTTTGGAGCAAGCATCAACACTTGGCTGCAACGTCTTGCAATGGGTGAGTCAGTTGAGACATTTAAGAATGTCATTCGCTCACAGGCAAAGTTAGGTCTACCAGACAAAGTTGCAAACCTACTCGATCAGGGCCTTGACTTAGACGCTATCTATTCTCCATACAAAAAGTTAATGGCAGCAACCCTTGAGGTTACACCTGACTCCATCCAGCTCAATGACCCTACATTGCGTAGCGCTATTGGTCCAGATAGAGAAATGAGTCTTTACGATTTCCAACGTGCACTTCGCAAAGATGCTCGTTGGCAGTACACAGATAATGCTCGTGAAGATGTTTCGAACTCAGCGCTTAAGGTCCTTCAGGACTTTGGATTCCAGGGGTAAAAGATGGCTAGATATAATCCAGACTTAATGATGCTAGATGATGGAGCAACAGGTGCTCCACGTGTCGCTGGTCCACGTACCCCTTCAGCTACGGCAGAAGAGCTTGCAGTAATACTAGAAGAAGAAAACAAGAAATACGATCCAGCAACAGGTATGCCTTTAGACCTTTTGGAAAGTGGCATTCCAGAACTTATACAGTCTTTTGCTAAACCTGGATTTACGCCTGGACCTTATCCAAAAGAATTTGAACGATTTTTTGGAGCAGCAGATCCTAATATGATTGGCTACAGAATTGTTACAAATTCTGATGGAAGTCAACAATTAGAAGTTCAAACAGGACCAGGTTCAACTCAAACATTTGGTGCTCCAATCAAGGTTGGCGCAAATGGAACTGTAGTGCCATTTGAAAAAACCGTAAGCACAACTACTAAAAACGTAAACACACCTGCTTCATCATTTACAGCATCTGATGGAAGAACCTTTACAACATTAGCAGATCAACTTACATACCAAGCTACACTAGATAAAGCTAAAGGTGAGCGTCAATCTGCTTATGACTTGCTTTACTCAGAGTTCAGTAGGTACGGCCTAGGTTCATTAGTTGAACCATTAAAAGGTTTAATTCAGCAAGGTGTATCTCCATCTGAATTTACTATTCAGTTACGTAATACACCTCAATACCAACGTCGTTTTGCAGCAAACGCAAAGCGTGTGCAGAATGGTTTGAAGGCGTTGAGCGAAGCAGAGTACATTGGCCTAGAAGACCAGTACCAAAACATTATGCGTAACTATGGATTGCCTGAGCAATACTATGCTCGTGGCGACCTAGGCGTACAGCAAGGTTTTGAACAGTTCATTGGTAACGACGTGTCACCAGTTGAGCTAGAAGACCGTATCCAAACAGCTGAGCGTCGTGTTCGTTATGCTAACCCAGAGGTTGGTATTGCTCTTAGAACATTCTACCCAGACATTACTAATGGCGATGTTCTTGCATATGCTCTTGATCCTAAGACTGCGCTTGAGTCACTCAAGCGTCGCATTACTGCAGCAGAGGTTGGATCAACAGCAGTTCAAATGGGTCTTGCAACTAACGTAACAGATGCAGAATATCTTGCTCGTTACGGAGTAACAAAGGCACAAGCACAGCAGGGTTACCAGACAATCTCTAGTTTCTTGCCACGTGCACAACAGCTTTCAGACATCTACGCCACACAAGGCGTAAGTCCTTATACACAAGCAACTGCAGAAAAGGAAGTCTTCGGAGTTCCTGGAGCAGCAGATGCTGCAGCACAACGAAAGAAGATAGTTGGACTTGAGACAGCTGCATTCAGCGGTTCATCAGGTGCAGCTGGCGGTGCGCTAGCACGTGAACGTGCCGGCGGCTTCTAAACAATAAAGCCTGCCACTAGAACGACTGGCCTAGTGGAGCGATAGCAAGACCAGTAGTGGGAGCCATACCGTTTCCCCAGACGGATATGAGGCCTACGCAAATCAAACCAATGATAGGGAGAAGGACTATGTCCAATTACGACTACGAGGATGATGACGATTTCGATATGGATTCGTCAAGCAATGACCTTGTAAAACAACTACGCAAAGCAGCTAAGCAGAAGGACAAAGAACTGGCCGAACTTCGTGCACAGTTTGAAGGACTCAGCAAGGCTCAACGTGAAAGATCAATCAAGGATGCCCTCGAACGTCGCGGGGTAAATCAGAAGATCGCTTCATTTATCCCACAGGACATTGACCCAACTGAGGAGTCTGTGTCTAAGTGGCTTGAGGAATACGCCGATGTATTCGGAGTAGACCTTGGCCAAAACCAGAAGACGAATGTAGACCCAGCAGATATTGCTGCATACAAGAAGATGACAGGAACAGCAGATGCTGCGATGTCACCTGAACGTGGCGCAGACGTGATGTCCCGCCTAATGAATGCAAGCAGCAAAGAAGAGCTGGACGACATCATTCGCCAATCTGGACTTTAACCCAAACCATAATCGAAAGGTAAAGCCAAATGGCAATTCCAGCAGGTAGTTTAACTGGTACCTCCGATATCAGCAATCTCGTAAAGACAGCGTACGATCAATATGTTCGTATGGCTCTCCGTAGCATCCCAGTGATGCGTGCGATTGCTGACGTCAAGCCAGTACAGCAGGCTATGCCTGGTTCATCAGTTGTGTTCTCTATCTACTCAGATCTAGCTCAGGCTACATCTACATTGACAGAAACATCAGATGTATCAAGCATTGCTCTAGGTAACCCAAATCAGGTTACAGTAACTCTGAACGAATACGGTTCAGCAGTAACAACAACAAAGAAGTTAAACCTAACTTCATTCAACGATGTAGATTCAGCACTTGCTGACATCATCGCTTACAACTCAGCAGACTCTATTGATGCTGTAGTTGCGTCAGTCCTAACAGGTGGCTCAAACGTTATCTACGCAGGAACTGCAACAACAACAAACACAATCACATCATCTATGACAATGGCTGTTGCTGATATCCGTGAGGCTGTAACACAGCTTCGCACAAACAAGGCTGTGCCACGTATCAATGATTTGTACGCAGCATACCTACACCCACGTCAGGCAGCTGACCTACGTGCAGAGTCAGGTACTGGTGGATTCCAGGCATTGACACAGTACGTAGACCGCACACCATTCGTCGCTGGCGCAGTAGGCGTCATCGAAGGTGCATTCGTAGTAGAGACACCTCGTGTGCCTTACGCTGCGAACTCAGGATCAGTTAACGTCTACAAGGCAGTTATCGCTGGTCGTGAAGCACTTGCAGAAGCACAGGGTCAGGACATCTCAACCGTTATCGGTCCAGAGATTGACGCACTCCGTCGTTTCCGCACAATCGGTTGGTACTATATGGGCGGCTTTGCTCGCCTACGTGAAGCAGCTCTATATCGTATTGAGTCAGCTTCATCTATTAACTAAGTAATTGGTTGACTGCAGTGCAGGGGAAACCCTGCATTGTGGTAAGCCCATTAAGGAGAACAATGCCATACCAATTGACAACACCTTGGCAAAACGAAACCTGGTGCGATAGTACATACTTCAATATGTATGCTCGTCTTGCTGGGCGTCCACTTGCCGGTGGTTCATACACAGGTGCAATCCCGTCATTTATGACAGATGTACCACGTGGTGTTACCCTGCTTATTAACGGCACAACCGTTACTGAAAGCAGAACTCCATACCAAGATGACTTGGCTAATGCTGACACTTACTATCTAGGTGGGCACTCATACACGCTGACAGATGCAGAAGCGCAGATACTTATTGATGCTGGCTACTCTGCATATCTGGAGCCAATCGTATGAGTCTGCACAGAAAAGATCATCCGACAGATGTAGAAGGCTGCTTCGGATGCAAGGTGCTAGGTTTGACAATGAGCACGGGAGCTGCCCGCAGTGATGGTGTACCTACTGCCAAAGCCCACGATAAAGAACTAGAGTCTTACTACGGAGCAATACGTCAGGGGATCGAACCGCGTTCGACTAGACAACCTGATATTGATGCTGCAGTAAGAATCAGTAATGAAGCAGGCAAAGCATTTGATGGAACAAGTTTAACACTTAAAAACTAGGGAGAATAAAATGAAAGATGAAGCATACTCTAAAGAAAACGGCAAAGAGTTTGAATATGTCAAGAGCGTTGATGAAGTAGATCCATACCCACTAGCAGACAAGCAGTTTGCATCTAACCGCAAGTATATGACTTATGAGTCAATCTCAACTGGTGTCGGTGGTAAGAAGTAATGTGCGCCAAGTGTGGTTGCAAGTGCAAGCCAGGTAAGCCACAAAAGGGATGCAAGTGCAACTGTGCAACTTGTAAGAATGCGAGGAAGAAGTGAAGAAGACTAAAGAAGCCAAGGTAATGGGTGAGTTCAAAAGAGGAACTCTGCATTCAGGTAAGGGTGGACCAGTAGTTAAGTCTCGCAAGCAAGCAGTTGCAATTGCATTGTCTGAGGCTGGCAAAGCCAAGCCAAAGCCAAAGGTCAAGATGAAAGCCAAGAAGAAGAGTGGCAAGTAAGAAGGATCCTCGCCTAGAGCGAGCAGGGGTTGCAGGCTTTAACAAGCCTAAGCGCACGCCCAACCATCCAACCAAGTCACACGTTGTTGTAGCTAAAGAAGGCGATAAGGTCAAGACGATTCGCTTTGGTCAGCAAGGTGTAACTGGAGACAAGAAGCCAACTGCACGTCAGGCTTCCTTCAAAGCACGTCACGCTAAGAACATTGCCAAGGGCAAGATGTCTGCAGCGTACTGGGCCAATAAGGAGAAATGGTGAAGAAGAAGGCAGCATTCTGGGATACAAAGAATCCCAAAGAAAAGTCAAAGACATTAACGCCAGCACAAAAGGCAGCAGCAAAGGCAAGAGCTAAGGCAGCAGGTAGGCCTTATCCAAATCTAATTGATAACGCAGCGGTAGCACGCAAAAAGAAGAAGTGAGGTAGATAGGTGCCAACAGGAAATCCAGGGTCAACCCTAGTAGCAGAACTCAACAGGCTAGCCAATGGCGGCACCTACCCACCAATTACAGATTATGTTGATGAGGCATCTGCAGCTCTTGCTTGGGCTGCAGCACGTGGTGTTACGCCTTATCACACAGACACAGTAGGAGTTCTCAATGACATCGCGGGTATCCCAGATGGTGCGAAGAGCCGTCTTGATTACAACGGCATATGTAATTATCTCGCTGGCACTACTGGCCTTACTGCAAACGCAGCTCTCCAAGGACTCACATCTTGAGTGCGACATATAACCTTACGCTAGAACAAGCGACTACATTTAACTTTCAGTTCCAGATCAAGAACGATTCAACACCGTGGAACTTAACTGGCTACACAGGCACAATGACTGTGCGCCCATTTACTGGTTCATCTACTACTACATTTGTAGCAACGCTAGCCAATGGTTATCTAGCCTTTGATGTGCTAGTAGGACGAGTAACAGTTACATTCCCAGCAAGTATTACTAACGTATCACCAGGTCGCTTTGTCTATGACTTAGTACTTGATTCAGGTACAGAAGTAACACGAATCTTAGAAGGACAATTCACAGTGACTCCAGGGGTGACAGTATGAGCGAGACAGTAATTGTTATCGAATCCATTACCCCACAAGTCTCAGTAACTTTTTCAGCAGACCAAGGACCACAAGGTGGTCAAGGTGCCACTGGCCCAACCGGTCCTGCTGGAGCAACAGGCCCACAAGGGCCAACCGGATCTACCGGTGCAACTGGAGCTACAGGAAGCACCGGTGCAACCGGTGCAACAGGAGCGACAGGAGCAACAGGTGCAACAGGAGATACTGGGCCTACTGGCCCCACTGGTCCCACTGGCAATACTGGGCCTACTGGTGCTACTGGCCCGACTGGAGCAACGGGTGCTACAGGAGGAACGGGAGCAACGGGAGACACAGGCCCAACTGGACCGACAGGTGCAACTGGACCACAAGGACCCACTGGAGCCACAGGAAGCACAGGAGCTACGGGCGATACAGGAGCAACAGGTCCTACAGGACCTACAGGTGCTACTGGATCTACCGGAGCCACAGGTGCCACTGGTGACACTGGGCCGACAGGACCAGTAGGAGCCACCGGACCAACAGGTCCGACAGGAGCCACTGGAGATACCGGACCTACAGGACCAACTGGACCTACTGGTGATACGGGCGCTACAGGCCCTACAGGACCTACGGGAGCTACTGGAGCGGCAAGCACAGTGCCAGGACCTACTGGTCCTACAGGGCCAACGGGTGATACTGGACCGACTGGTCCAACAGGTGCAACGGGTGCTACTGGTGACACAGGTGCTACTGGTCCGACAGGACCAACGGGTGCAACTGGTGCCACAGGACCTACGGGTCCTACCGGTGCGACAGGCGCAAGTGCAACTGCACTGCCAGACATCTTAATGCTAGGTGGAATGTAAACTAGAGCAATGAAAATTGCTATCTATACCATTAGTAAGAATGAGGCTAAACACGTTGAACGCTGGTACAACTCCACCAAGGAAGCTGACTACCACATCATCGCAGATACAGGCTCAACAGATAACACAGTTGAGATTGCACGAGGCCTTGGTATTACGGTTGTTGAGATCTATGTCAATCCCTTTAGGTTTGATGACGCGAGAAACGCATCGCTGGCAGTAGTACCAGCTGATGCAGATTACTGCATAGCCTTAGATATGGATGAGGTGCTTACACCTGGTTGGCGTAAGCCACTAGAAGAAGCATTTGCCAGAGGTATAGATCGTGTGCACTACAAGCGCATTGAAGCCTTTAATGAAGATGGCTCAATAGCATCAGAGTTTAACGGATTCAAAGTACACAGACGAGATGGTATTCGCTGGCACTATCCAATCCACGAGGTACCGCAGTGGTACCACGAGCGAGAAGAAGTCAAAGAGTTTGTCAAAGGCTTTGAGACTCACCATCTGCAAGATAAAACAAAGTCTCGTGGACAATACCTGCCAATGCTAGAGATGGCAGTGCGGGAAAACCCTGATGCTAGAAATCTGTACTACCTAGGTAGAGAACAGTCTTACCACCAGCAGTATGACAAGTCAGCTGAATCACTTAAGAAGTACTTAGAGATAAGTGTCTTTCCAGAAGAGCGAGCAGCTGCTTGTCGCATCTTATCTAAGTGCGAACCAGATAATGCTGAAGAGTGGTTTATGAAAGGCACAGAAGAGTTTGCGTGCAGAGAGTCAATCCTTGCATTAGCAAACTACTACTACACCAAAGCAATGTGGGATGAGTGTTTGTTGGTTGCTGAGAAGGCATTAGCCTTCAAGGAAAAACCAACACAGTTTCTTGCAGAGTCTTGGGCGTGGGGACATATGGCCTATGACCTGATGGCAATTAGTTGCTGGCAGTTAGGCAAGTGGAATCTGGCATACAAGTACGGTAAAGAAGCAGTAAAGATAAGTCCAAATGATGAGCGACTGGCAAAGAACCTTGCGTTCTATAAGGAGAAAATGAATGGCAACACTAAATGATCTGATATCAGAGGTTAGATCTTCGCTTGCAGGTTTTACCCTGCGACAAGATCGTATCTCATATCTGACCAGTGCTTTGACTACAACAAGTACTGCAATTCCTATTGGCTCATCTAATAACTTGGCAAAGGGAATCATCGAGATTGATGACGAACTTATCTGGATTGATAACTTTAACAAAGAGAACAACACAATGAATGCCGCTCCAGGTTTTGGACGTGGCTACCAAGGTACATCACCTGCTCCACACGCAGTCAACGCTCAAGTTATCTTGACTCCGTCATATCCACGTACCAATATTAAGCAGGCTATTAACGACACAATCGGATCTGTTTATCCTAAGCTCTGGGCAGTTTACTCATATACATTTACTTTTAACGCAAGCCAAGTAACCTATGCGTTGCCAGATGATGTACAGAATGTTTTGTATATGTCTTGGCAGACAACTGGTTCATCTAAGGAATGGCTACCGCTGAAGAAGTGGCGTCAGGACTTGATGGCAAACGTAGCAACATTTAACACACAAAAGACAGTTAACATCTATGACAATGTACAACCTGGTAGAACTATTCAGGTTTGGTATGCAGCAACCCCACAGACTATGACATCAGGTACAGATGAGTTTACATCTGTAACCGGTCTGCCTGAGTCTTGCCGAGATGTAATCGTCTACGGCGCAGCATACCGCTTACTATCATTCGTAGATCCAGGTCGTATCAACCTTACCTCTGCAGAATCTGACCTTGCCGATAGCAAGGTTCCAGGTGCAGCTGGATCTTCTAACTCCAGATACATCTACGCGCTCTATCAACAGCGCTTGCAGGATGAGTCACTCAAGTTATCTGACAAGTTCCCAATCCGTGTTCACTTCACCCGTTAAAGATAAGGCAGCATAAACAATGACACGTAAATTCAGTACGACCTCGGTTGCCACAACGCTTGCAGCTAGCATCAATACAACTGCTACAAGCATCACAGTTGCTGCAGGTACAGGCGCAGGCCTTATGGGTGGAGTAACCCTTGCACCAGGCAATGTAGATTCATTTGCAGTTGCCATTGACGTAGATACACAAAACGAAGAGATTGTGTGGATTACGCAGGTATCTACTGACACCTTCACAGTCTCACGTGGCCAAGCAGGAACAGGTACTGCCGGAGTTTCTGGTATTGCTCACACCGCTGGTGCTTCTGTTAAGCACGTGTTAACAGGAGATGATGCAACATTCTTTACAGCAGGTGTAGCCACTGCAGATGCTGCAATTCCAAAAGCAATTGTAACTGCCAAGGGTGATGTCATTGCAGCCAGTGCATCCGGTGTGCCAGATAACCTTGCGGTTGGAACTAATGGTCAGGTATTGACTGCAGATTCAACTGCAACACTAGGAGTTAAGTGGGCAACACCAACTACTTTAGATTTAACCATCAGCGCAAAAACTGCTAACTACACATTAGTAGCAGGTGATGTTAATAAGCTGATTACTATGAGTGATGCTGGAACGTTAACGCTAACAGTGCCTAATGGTGTCTTTACAGCAGGCCAACAGATTAACGTACAGCGTATTGGAGCTGGAGCAGTCCAAATTAGAAATGATGGGACTACCGTTTTGACCTCTACTGGTGCTACATCTACAGCACCAGATCTACGCGCTCAGTACAGCGCAGCAACAATCGTTTGCACATCTAGCAACAACTTCACAGTGATTGGGGATCTATCCTAATGCCAACATATAAGGTCTTAGCGCAGTCTGCGCCTAGCGCAACTACTGCAACTACGCTGTACACAGCAACAAGTGCAACGATTGTATCAACATTAAACATTACAAACATCGGTGGGGCTGCAGATACTATCCGTATCGCAGTACGCCCAGCAGGTGCGTCCTTGGCTAACCAGCACTACATCGCATACGGTGTACAGGTACCAAGCGGGTCACTACTTGCTATTACATCCGGTATCACACTGGCTAACACAGATGTTATTACAGTCTATTCAACTACAGGAACTTCATCCTTTAGTGCGTTCGGGTCGGAGGGTAACTAAGTGGCGGTTAATCTAGTAGGAGGCACAACCAGTGCCTCAGCACAATTAAACTTTAACGACCAGACTGGAACTACATATACTTTTGTAGCAGCAGATGCTGAGAACAAACTCATCACAGCTAGCAATGCCTCTGCCCAGACTTATTCAATTCCAACAGATGCAACTACAAACTTTCCAGTAGGTAGCCAGATCAACATTATCCAGATTGGCGCAGGACAGGTAACTATCCAAGCTGCATCATCTGGAACAACTACAGTTACCTCTACTGGTGCAACTTCTGCTGCTCCAAAATTACGTGCTCAGTGGTCTTCTGCAACTTTAGTTAAGAAAGCAGCAAACGTCTGGTATGTGATTGGAGATCTTGCGTGAGTCCAATCCTAGGCATTTATGCCTCACAAATTAGTGGGCATCTATATAGTAGCGCTTTTGAATCTATTGCTACCGTTACAGTTGGCAGTGGTGGTTCTGGAACAATTACTTTTAGTGCAATTCCTTCAACATATAAGCATCTGCAAATTAGAGGAATTATGCGCGGCACTAGTGGTGCAAATATTGTGATGCGATTTAATGGTGATTCAAATGCTTCTAACTATACAAGCCACTATATGGAATCAAATATGACTAATGTTTATGGCGGTCGTATCGGATTTGGTAGCTACTCTGGAATTTTTGCTTTATCGCAACAAACAACTGCTACCCGATTTGGTTGTGGAATTGTTGATGTTTTTAATTACACAAGCACAGACCGCTACAAGGTAGCAAAATCTCAAAACATTAACGACATTGGAACATCAAGTTCTTTGATGAATTACAATGGTGGCTACTGGACAAGCCTAAATGCAATTACTTCTATTACTTTAGCGCCTACTGCTGGCTCTTTTGCAGAATTTACATCTTATGCGTTATACGGAATCAAGGGAGCTTAACCGTGCCATCAACTTACACGCCTATTGCTACAACAACTATTGGAAGCAACACAAATACAGTTACTTTTAGTTCCATTAGCGGTACATATACGGATCTTGTTCTTGTTGGAGTTGCTCAAGGAACACGCACACTTTATGGTGGAGATTTTAACCTTCGCTTTAATGGTGATTCAGGTGCAAATTATTCTCAAGCACAAACAACTGCTTCTGGAACTTCGGTCGGTACCGCTTATTATGGCGGAATCAACGGAATAAATACTGGCAGCGTAGGTGGTTTTGGCAGCGGAAGGTACTCAGTAACAATCTGGAACATTTTTAATTATTCAAAGACTACAACTTACAAACCTGTATTGGCTTACAGAGGTAAAGACGCAACACTTGTTGGTGGTCAGTGGAATAACACAGCAGCTATTACTTCTGTAACTTGCTATAATGACGGCTATAATTTTGTAGCAGGTTCAGTATTCTCTCTATTCGGAATTAAGGCGGCATAATATGGCTGATACAATGACATTACTGGGTACTGCAACTGTAAGTGGCACATCCACTTATTCTGTTACATTTAATAATATCTCACAAGGTTACACCGATCTTAAAATTGTAATGAGCCAAAAGACAAATCGCAATGATGTTTTTCAGGGTCAAGTAATTTATTTTAATGGCAGTTCTGTTGGTTCAACTCAAGTTCTTCAAGCAAACGGTAGTGCGACGGTAACTGCTAACACACAATCTGCAACAATTATTCAAAACGCTGAAGGTAATGATGCAACCACGGCCAATATTTACGGAATGATTGAGTTGTATATTGGTGGCTATTCTCAACAGGGAATATACAAATCTGCTTACGCACAAAGTGTAGCAGAAGCAAATGCAACAACTGTTTACAATACTATTAACTATCTTGATAATGGTTCAATTACTGATCCAATTACTTCGGTTAAAATTGAATCAGGTAATTTAAGTTATGCTCTTTTAGCTGGATCAGAATACTATCTATATGGTGTATTTAATCAAGATGTTGCTGCAGCTCCAAGCGTTCCTACCATCGGTACTGCAACAATTCCATCAGCTGGTGGTTATGTTAACGTTGCATTTACGGGAGTATCGGGTGCTGCAAGTTATACTGCAACATCCTCACCAGGAGGAATTACTGCTACGGGAACTTCAAGTCCTATTAGAGTTCCAGTAGGAACTGGTGGGTTAACATCAGGAACTGCTTATACATTTACAGTTAAAGCTAGCAATCCTTTTGGCTCTTCTGGGAATAGCTCTGCATCTAATAGCGTAACAGCGGTTAACACGACTATTGTTGCTATGCCAAATGGATCAAGTACAACTGGTAAGTACTCACAAAATGCAGGTGTTTCTTGGACCAGTTTTACAATGCCAGCTGGATCTAACGCTCAATCATTAGGTGCTGGTTCTAATATAACTTATGGTAATGGTTATTTTGTATACATTCCAAATACAACTAATAATGCTTACTACTCAGCAAATGGATATTCGAGTTGGACATCTGTTGCACTCCCTTACACAAGTTTCCAAGCAACCATCCTTCAATACACACCTGGAAACGGTTTCTTATGTTTCTCAATGTATGACAGCAGTCGTTCTGTAAAGTCAACAACTGGAACAAGCTGGTCTGCTGGTCCAACCACAACAAATATAAACGTTGGTTGGTCACAGGGTTATGTAGCTGCAACAAATACTTGGTACGGAAGCGCACACAGTGATCCTTACGGTTCGTATGCTACAAGTTGGGCTGGAACTTATACTTCTAATTCTTCATTCTCAGGTTCACCTTATTTCTGGTCATCAGGTGTTGCTGCAAGTGATGGAACAACTGCTTTGCATACAGCTAACTATGATACTGGAACTCAGTTATGGTACACAACAACAGGTACTTCTGTAACTTTGGGAACATTACCTTCAACAGTTCGTATTGGTTCTCAGATTTACGGTAAAGAAATAGGAACTTACTTAGCACTTGGTGGTTCTACTGTTGCTATCACTTCTACAAACGGTACAAGTTGGACAACTCGAACAACTCCAAGCGCACTTGGTAGTGCTTCATACCCAACCTATTCAAAGGACACAGGGTTCGTTGCTATTCCTTATCAAAATAACTCAGGCAACTCAGTTTATTCTGCTGACGGAATTACTTGGACTACTGGTGGAGTTGTAGGTATATATTCTTACATTCAAGCAGCAGGTCAAGTATTAAACTATTCTAAAGAAATCGCATAAGGAGAAGTAATGTCAATCTATTACGAAATTGATAATAACAATGCTGTCAATATTTATGATGGCGTAAACCCTGAACCATTCTGGCATCAGCCTCATTACCCAAATGGTGAAACATTTGATTCTAAGTCTGAGGCAGAGACTTGGGCGCAACTAGCAGTTGCAGCTCAAACAGATGAGGCTGCACCGTTTCCACCAAATGGAAAAGGATTAGAAGGATTGCCAAAGCCAACAAAAGAAGAAATTACCCTTGGGCGGTTGGAAGCTATGGGTCTTGATCTTGAAACCTTAAAGAACTTACTGAAATAGGAGAAGCAATGACAACACCAATTGCAATTGAAATAAACTGTGAAACAGGTGAGACAGTTGAACGTCCACTTACAGCAGAAGAAATCGCAGCAAACGAACAGGCAGCTGCAGCATTTGAAGCTCGTAAGCACGAAGAAGAGGTTGCAGCAAAAGCTGTAGCCGAAGCTAAAGTTTCAGCAGAGGCAAAGTTAACAACCCTTGGCTTAACAGCAGAGGAAATTGCAGCACTAACCAAGTAAGGGGAACTAAGTGGCCTACGGCGACGACATCAGTGAGGGCTTGCCCTTTGTACTATCAAACCCAGCTGGTTCCACAACATACACAGCAACTGGTTATGCCTATGACATTGCAATTGCAGGCTTGCCATTTTTCATCTCACCATTAGATGACTCACCGTATCGTCGTGTAACAGCGCAGTATCGTAAGCAACAGATTGACCAGTCGCGTGAACCTGGTGAGCAGACGCTCACCGGTTGGTGGCTACGGTCCCAGTCTTCGTTTCACTTCGGACAAGGCATCAAGTTCTTTGAGCCAATCCAAGATGAGTCATTGCGCTTCCAGTACACCAACTCTAAGGGTATGGATGTCTGGACCAGAGGGCAGGTAACGCTACTTAAAAATGTAGATGAGCAGCACATCACCACAGGTGGCATCAGAACTGATGGGCGTCCGTGGCAGTTGATGCGTTCTATCCAGTGGACAACTAGCGGTAACACCTACAACGGTGTGCTGATGTCTGATGAGTATGACGTAGACAAGGTCTTCCCAGCCATTACTGTCTCTATCAACAACAAAGCATTGACATCAAATGTTGCAACGCTGACTACAACTGCAGCTCACGGTCTATGTACTGGTATGGAGATCACCATTACTGGTGTGGATGCAACCTTCAATGGTTCATACCGCATTACAGGTGTACCAACCAGCACCACATTTACCTATGCTAAGACTGCTACTAACGTAGCATCAACACCAGTATCTCCAGTAGGTACAGGTGTGGCAGAGGTTATTCACTTTGTGAACTACAACTCAGGTACAGATGATGCAGTCTATGCAATGTGTGATGATGGAGTCTACGCCTACTGGGTAACTAACAACTCAGGTAGCGGTAAGTTAGAGGTACTCAAGAAGTCACTGGATGCAGATGAGACTACATCTCCAACATCTATGTTTACCTCACCTAGCATTGTAGTAACCAACGCTGTTATGGAGTACACCAAAGAGCGTATCATTATGTGCGTCAACGACAGCATCTATGAGTTTGCCTCAAGTGCTACATCGCTGCCTACTGCAGTATTTCAACACAATGATCCTGAACATATCTTTACCAGCATCACATCATCAGGTGCTGCAATCTACGTAGCAGGTTACTCAGGTATTCAGTCCAATATCTACAAGTTCACACTTGATACCACAACAGGTGCTATGCCTACCTTGTCTCAGGCAATCACCGCAGCTGAACTACCAGTAGGTGAGAGAACATTTAAGATTAGTTACTACCTTGGCTATATGTGCATTGGTACATCAGAGGGTGTACGCATTGCCCAGGTGTCAGATACTGATGGCTCTATTGCTTACGGTCCACTGATCTTTGAATCAGAACAACCAGTCTATGACTTTGCATTCCGTGATAAGTATATCTGGTGTGCAACAGGCGTAGACGGACAAGCTGGCACAACTCGCATTGATCTTGGTACACAGATAGGCCAGTTAATCTTTGCCTATGCTTGGGACTTGTATGACCCTAATGACACGCTAGGTCACTACACCACAGCGTCTGCCTTTATGGGAGATACAAGCCGCCTTGCATTCTGCAACGCAGGCAATGGTTCAGATGGAACTATCTACGTAGAAGCTGAGTCAGAGTTAATCCCATCAGGTGAACTGCGCACAGGCTACATCCGTTACAACACACTAGAGGGAAAGATCTTTAAGATTCTGACACCTCGCATCAATACATCTCACGGTGCCTTTGATATGGCATCAATCACCGCAGAAGGTGGAGCCTTTAACATTGGTACCTTTGCTCAAGGACAAACTGTTCCAGATGTAAACATCTCTTACCCAGTAGGTGCCCAAGAGTATCTTGGCTTTAGATTTACTATGTACCGTGATAACGCTGATGCCACACAGGGGCCATTGTTTACTGGTTACCAGATCAAGGCATTGCCTGCTATCCCACGTCAGCGACTTATCCAGTATCCAGTAATGTGCTATGACCACGAGATGGATAAGTTCAATAATGAGGTTGGCTACGAGGGCTCTGCCTTTGATCGTATGTCACAGCTTGAAGCAGTAGAAAATATTGGTGACACCATCCGTATCGAGGACTTTAGAACCGGTGAGAATTACATCGGTCTGATCGAAGAGATGGATTTCATCAACCGTACCCCAACCGATAAGCGATTCTCCGGCTACGGAGGATTGCTCTTAATAACCATCCGGAGCGTATAATGTCAGCGCAAGACTATGCAACTATAGCCGTAGCCGTATGCACAATCGTAGGAGCTTTTGCTACCGCAGTGCGCTGGCTAGTAAAGCACTACCTAGCCGAGTTAAAGCCTAACTCTGGTTCAAGCCTTAAAGATTCTGTTACAAGATTAGAACAAAAGGTTGAGATCTTGTATCAACTATTCATTCAAGAGGGAAAGAGATGAGCGATGAAACCTGTTGCCAAGAAAGCCACACCTGCCGCTATTGCTGTTCTGCGCCAGGCCACAGCGATAGCACCATCGCGTATGAAAGCCTCCGATGGATTGCTCCCATCGAAGTCGCATATCCTTCAGAATCCCAACAGTGACCACAATACAGGCTACGCAGTAGACCTGACTCACGACAAGAAGGCAGGCATTGACTGCTTTATGATCTATCAGAAGTTAAAGGCTGACCCACGTGTGAAGTATCTAATCTTTCACGGCAAGATCTGGTCAGCAAAGAACGGTGAAGCCAAGTATGACGGTATCAACCAGCACAACAAGCATCTTCATATCTCCATCAAAGACGAGTGTGGCAAAGACACTTCCCCGTGGTTTGCCTGGTTAGACAAACCTAAGTACACCACTGCTGACCAAGCCAGGTTAGCAGCATCAAAGCTAAAGCCACTACCTAAGAAGAAAGCGAAAAATGAAACTAAAACTAAGCAAAAAGCATAAGGCAATTCTTAAGTCCTACATCCGTGCAATCGCAGGTGCTGCAGTTGCAATGGGTATCGCACTACTTACAGACCTAGCTCCACAGTATGCAGTATTGCTCGGAGCTATCGCAGCTCCAGCAATCAAGTGGGCTGACAAGACAGAGGCAGAGTTTGGACGAGTGCTAGATAACTAATCTAGTAAAGCGCGAGGCAACAAGAGAGGCCGCCCTTCGGGGCGGCTTCTTTTTTTATGCCCTTTTATTCTGCATCAACTGGGCAGGGAACTACCACTAGATTGCCACAATTTACACAGGTAGCATCAAGGAAATACCAGACTAGCTCGTAGTCCTCAAAGCTAGCCATAACATTAAACACCTGGGACCCACACGGACACACGTGGATCGGTCCTAAACCCCGCAGATCGGCCCCAAAAGGCTCAGGAAGGGCATCGTGGCTGCGCCATAATGATTGCAGGGTGAGTAGACGGAGCCAGCGGTTGGTTGTACCATACCCACTGTTGCGCCCTTTTAGGGCGCCCCTCTGTTTAATTCGCCTCACGGCTCATATTGTAGCGACAGCTAGCGTGTCAGCCTGAGCGACACGCCGATAGATGATATGATGTGACTATGACAACTATCGCAGGTGTGCAAGGTATTGACTATGCAGTACTCGTCGCAGACTCACAGATCACAGAAGATAATCTCGTGACGCTAGCTGTCAGCACACCCAAGATCGTAGAGGTAGGTAAGTTCCTCGTCGGTATCTCAGGTGACACACGACCAGGTGACATCCTTTCGTACAACTGGAAGCCACCTCTATATCGTGGCGAAGATCCTGTTCAGTTTATGGGAAAGAAAGTAATCCCAAGTATGAACACAGCTTTCAACGACAACAACTACGACTACAACAAGGTGGACAAAGATGGCGGTTTTGATTATCTCATTGCTTTTAACGGTAATATCTTTAGGGTTGCTTGTGATCTCTCTTTTTTCCAAAGTGATGTCGGAATTTACGGCATTGGTAGTGGTGGTCAGTTTGCTCTTGGCTACCTTGCTTCAATCGTTAAACCTGATATTGAGCTAGCCTACGCAAAGCGACACGCCCGTCGTGCCGTTGATATTGCTTCGGTACTTGATGCGAACACAGGTAAGCCTCTACAATTAGTAGTACAAGAAAGACTCTAGGAGGAGTTATGAAACAAATAGAAATTAAAAATGGTTGGATTGCTTATGGCAAGCTCAACGGATTTGGTCTTGGTTTTCAGATTACTAGATACAACATAGACTTGAATCTAGGGTTTTGGTTTATCGGGTTGGAGTTCTAATGGAAATTAAAACACAACCAATGACAGATGAATACGCTGCTCATTACTTTTATCAAATGGGTTGGATGGCTTGTCGTTTAGCATACAAGCTGCACGAAGAAGAAGAGTCTAATAAATGACAGCCTTTCTTATTGGCCTTATGATTGGCATTGTTATCGGCAGAGCATTTGAATTGTGGGTGGATTGGAAATACAAGAAGTGAGTGTTACTGATCCTAAAGAACTACTGCTTACTGCACTACGTGCAAAGGATGCAGGTCGTTCACGATCTACTCAGGTACAGATTGGTCCATCTGAGGTAGGCGGTTGCCGACGTAAGGTGTGGTACCGACTTAACAACCAACCTGAAACTAATGACAATGAATTAAAGTTGGCTGCGATTATGGGTACTGCTATCCACGCAGAGATTGAGAAGGCGCTAGCAGATAATCCAGATGTGCTGATTGAAACCGAAGTTGAATACAACGGAATGAAAGCACACGTTGACTGTTTTGTACCAGGCACTGGTGATGTGATTGACTGGAAGACAAGCAAGGTCCGGAACCTTTCTTACTTTCCATCAACACAACAGCGGTGGCAGGTGCAGCTATACGGCTACCTCCTAGCTAACAACGGCTATGCGGTCAACCGAGTGTCACTGGTAGCAATTGCCAGGGACGGGGACGAACGCGATGTCAAGGTTCACACTGAAGACTACGATGAGTCCATTGCACTAGAGGCGCTCGGTTGGCTAGCGGCTGTTAAGGAAGCAAAGGAAGTACCGGCACCTGAGAAGGATGCAAGTTACTGTCAGCACTACTGCAAGTTCTATGACGCAAGTGGGCAGATGGGATGCGTTGGTCTAAAAAAAGAACTTACGTCAGTCAGTGATGTAATCATTGATGACGTAGATGTTGACAAGAATGCACTGTTGTACTTACAGTTAGCAGCGCAGATCAAAGAGTTAGAAAAGCAACAAGACTCATTAAAGACTAGCTTTGAAGGACTGCTTGGTGTAACACCTAGCGGTATCGAAGTAAGTTGGACAACTGTTAAGGGACGAGAATCTGTTGACAGTACTGAGGTAGAAAAACTATTAGGGTTTGTCCCTAAGAAAGTTGGTCCTGAAAGTCAGAGACTAACTGTTAAGCAAAGTGGAGGAAAGTAAATGGCAGCAGAAACAACAAAGTACCAGATCAATTTCAAGACACACAAAGACGGTACTTTAATTAACATCTATGCAGACAGCATCAGAGAATTAGAAACACAGATCACAGACATCTCAATGATCTCTGCGTTGATTAAGTCAACAGAGGCAGAGCTTTACACAGGTGCACGTAACGTTGCATCAGCACCTTCAGTTGAATCAGTTGCTCAGGCATTTGGTGCAACACCAGTTGTTACCCCGGCACCAGCTGCTGCACCAAGCGGTGGTAACAGCTGCCGTCACGGAGTGATGACATACCGTGAAGGTGTCAATGCTCAGGGCAAGCCTTGGAAGGGATACTTATGTGCTGCACCAAAGGGTGCAACAGATAAGTGTGACGCTATCTGGGTTCGATAACAAATGCGGGAGCCGAGGTTTTACGAAGCTCCTAGTTGTGCAACAGTAGGCGGGGACTTTTGGTTTCCCGATAATGAATCTGGTATCCCTGGCGCATCTACAGTTGATGCTACCTTTGCAAAGAACATCTGCAATGGCTGTCCTCACCGCAGAGAATGCGCTGAATGGGGTATCAAGAACGAGGCTCACGGTATCTGGGGCGGTCTGACGATTAGAGATCGTCAACGCATCAGACGTGAGCGTGGTATCAAGATCTATCAGGAGGAAGACGTTGCTTAATCTATCCCGTGCGTGGGGTGGTGTGCTTACCAAAGCCACACCACTGCCTGACGTATGGGTGGGCTTAGCCAACAAACAGATTAAGTTTAGACGCGGGCAAGTATGTATGGTTGCAGCAGCACCTAACGCTGGTAAGTCAATGTTCGCATTGATCTATGCAATCAAAGCAAAGGTACCCACACTTTTCTTTTCTGCCGATACTGATACAACTACTGTGATGATGAGAGCAGCTTCTCATACATCAGGTCACTCACAGATTTCTGTTGAGAACAACTTGGCTGGAGACAGTCACTACTACGACCATCACTTTCAAAAGATTGACCACATCAAGTGGGTCTTTGATTCATCACCTTCAATAGATGATCTTGAACTAGAGATAAGAGCTTACGTAGAACTCTACGGCGAAGCACCGGAACTTATCATCATAGATAATCTAATGAACGTGGCAGCAGAGACAGACAATGAATGGTCAGGGCTGCGTGCAATTATGATGGAGTTGCACGATATGGCACGCAAGACTGAGGCTTGCGTATTGGTACTACACCACGTCTCTGAGCAGTCAGAGTATGGGTCAACTACTAAGCCACCTGCTAGACGTTCTATCCACGGCAAGGTCAGTCAGTTACCTGCATTGATACTTACCTTGGGCTATGACCCAAACCAAAACACTCTGGCAGTAGCTGCTGTAAAGAACCGCTTTGGTCCACACACAGCAGATGCTTCCGATTATGCACAGCTGCTAGTAAACTATGCAGCGTGTCAGATCGGTGACCAAGATGAGTTTGGTTGGATGTTAAGGAGAGATGCAATGGCTGGATACCAAGGAGGATACAATGTTTAGCTACATATTGCAGGCAGCACTTTTCTGCGGATGGATTGGTTTGTTCTTCTTCTTTCTTGGTAGAGCTTTAGATCAAGAGGGTTTGTTATATATCATTGGCGCTGTGGTGATGAGTGTACTTACCGTTGCAATTGTTATCGGAGCAGTATCAGAAGAAGAGAAGCAAGGTCCTTGCGTTAAGTATGAAACACAGTGGTCATACAACGCAGCGACTAAATCTAATATGCCTTACCGTGTTTGCGTAGAGCGAGGAGAGTGGATCAACAATGGCTAATACAGAGATGCAATATGTAAAGAACCGCATCAATAAATTAGAGAAGGACTTTGCTGCATTCGCATCACTGCTGATCCAAGCAAACATAGTCAGAGTAGAAGAAGAAGATGGAGTCCAAGTCTTCAAGGTCAATCAGGTAAAACTAGATGGCGAATAAGAACGGACGCAAGGGTTCTCAGTTCGAGACAGATGTTATGAAATGGTTACGCGGTAAAGGCGTAATGGCAGAGCGTCTGACAAAAGCTGGGGCAAAGGATGAGGGAGATATGGTGGTAATCATATCTGGAGAAACCTATATCCTAGAGCTAAAGAATAGGCAGACTCTTTCCCTGCCGGAGTTCTGGAAAGAAGCACAAGTTGAGGCGCTTAACTATTCACAGGCTAGAGGGTTGGGGCAAGTGCCTCTGTCGTACGTGGTAGTTAAGCGTCGCAACGCATCAATAGATCAGGCTTGGGTAATCCAAGACTTAACTCAGTGGCTAAAGGAGAAGCAATAATGCCAGTACCAGGTGGAGAGATTACAAGTACAGAGACTTGGCTAGCACCAGCAGAGCCAGTTGTAGAAGAGACAGTTGAAGAAGTTGTCGAAGAGGTAGAAGATGATCTGTCAGAACTGTCTTAGAGCAGGCTCTGAGAACAGAGCTAACCACATCAAGCGTGCCACTGCGTGGCATAGTAAGTGCGACTTCAAGGGGTGCGTATGTCAACACAAGACTGGGCCAGGGCACACAAGAGTAACCGCATCCAAGCAAACGCAATCCCAATAGAACCTATTGTTAGTTTCTTTGGCGGTGAGGTACGAGGTGGCACCGGTGAGATAAGAGTCAGGTGCTTGATGCACAACGACTCACACAGATCTGCCTCAATGAATGTTGAAACGAACCTTTACTACTGTCAGACCTGTGGTAAGGGTGGCAATGCAGTTAACATAGTCTGCATACTAGAGAATTTGGAGTTCGTAGATGGCATCAAACGTGCAATCGAAATTGCTTCTGGAAGCGGCGCAGCGATACGCACAGGCAATAAGTCCAGAGGTACTAAGCGTGCTAGCAGGACGTGGGATATCTGAATTAGTTGCAGCTAAGTTTCAGCTGGGTACTGTCACAGAGCCACTCAATGGGCACGAGATGCACGTAGGTTGGCTGTCTATTCCATACATCACTGCCAGCGGTAGTTGCGTGGGCTTTAAGTTCAGACGCATAGATGATGGTAAGCCTAAGTATGGTAGCCCAACAGGGCAGAAGGCACACCTGTATAACGTATGCGATATCACCATTGACTCACCACATATCGTGGTGTGTGAAGGTGAACTAGATGCAGTCATTACTAGCGGTGTGCTAGGTATCCCAGCTGTTGGTGTGCCAGGGGTTGCTGCTTGGAAGTCACACTTCCCAAAGTTATTTAGCGGGTATGAAACTATCTATGTTGTCGGTGACAATGACATCAAAGAGGATGGCTCCAACCCTGGAGCAGAGTTTGCCAAGCGTGTGGCTAACGAGGTAATGAACTCAACTATTGTTACACTACCACCAGGTATGGACATCAACGACTACTACCTAGCGCACGGGGCAGATGCCACACGTGCTTTGCTAGTAGGTGAGCAGATTGGATAAGAGTGAATGGCTACAGATGGTACAGATTTTGCAGCATATGGGCTTCCAGATCCTAGAGATCAATATGGAAACCGAGACACTCTTGATTCGACCTATACAGACAAGATAGATGCTGCCTTTATCGCAGATGTCTGGCGCATTATGGATCAGGCTGGCAATCTACTGGTGCGTAAGCACCACGACTACGGTCCAAAGAACATTGCTCACTCACCAGGTGGACCACTTAATGGTCTGCGTGTACGTATGTGGGACAAGATAGCTCGCATCAATAACTTACTAGACTCAGGTGTTAAGCCAAGCAACGAGTCGTTGCGTGATTCATTCTTAGACTTACTGAACTACTCAGCTATTGCAATGATGGTACTCGATGGCGTATGGCCAGAGGTTGAGAGTGACTGAATTACATCCAGTTGTTTATGACTTAGTGCCAGCGGTGGCTACAACCATTCACCGCAGGTATAAGAACTATGTCGAAAAGGATGACATCAAGCAAGAGTGTATGGCTTGGGCTGTGACTCGTACTGCTTACATCAATGAGCAGATGTTAGAACCTGACGAGGAAAAGCGTAAGCACAATGAAAGTCGTATTGCATTTCAGATGAGGCGTGTAGCAGAGCGCTACTCTCGTAAAGAAAAGGCGTTAAAGTCTGGGTATCAGACAACTGATGAAGCCTACTATGAAAGCGCAGGGCTAGGTCAGCTACTTCCGTTTGTTATTGCATCCGTTGTAGATGGCACAGTACTAGAGCAGATACAACAGATGATCCAGGATGGGCAACCCAAAGGTAAGTCATCACCATCTGAAGGTGGCAACCTACTTGCTACCCTTATTGATATCAAGCGTTGCTTCTTGAAGCTAGATGTACAAGACCAACTACTGCTACGCCTACGTCACTTTGATAACTACACACTGCAACAGATAGCAGGGCAGTTAGAGTGTGCAGTATCCACCGCAGATCGCAGATGTCAACAGGCATTACGCAGACTGATTGAACTACTAGGAGGTTCTAGCCCGTGGAGTTAGAAGAAGCAGAACAATACTTCAAGAGTGAAAAGTTCCAGGCTAACTATCACGCTTATGTTATGGAGTCCCAGAAGATCAAGACTCAACGAGAGTTAGAAGAGGCTGAACGCCAGCGCAAGCGTGCTGAGTATGAGGCTTCACCTCAGTATGCAATAGATCAAGCTGAGAAGAAGGCACGCATTGAAAGAGAGCAGATGCGTGACAGTATCGAGCAAGAGATATTGCAAACACTTCACGATGCGTTAGCACGAGCTGGTGCAAGGTGTGAAGATTACGATGATGATTACAGGTGCTGTTAATGAAAGAGATAGATCTATTTAACTTTCTCAAAGAGGGTTTGTACCCAGACCTTACCAAGTCTGAGGGTATCTACGATTCCTTTGACTGCATCAGCGAGCAGGCAGGTCACTACATAGAACTCAAGTGTCGCTATACACATTACGATACCTTGCTGATTGAAGAGATGAAGTATCGCAAGCTGATAACGCAAGCAGCTGAGCGAGATCTAATCCCGTTCTACATTAACTCGACACCGAAGGGTGTCTTTTCTTTTGACCTGATGGATGTACCTGAACCTGAGTGGTCAGTTGGTTGGATGCCAGCAACCACAGAGTTTGCACGTAACCACAAGATGGAGAAGTTAGTAGGTTATCTACCTATCGAAGAGGCAGTGCAACTATGAACGTAGACAAACTGATTGATGAGATCAACGAGGAAGATAAAGAACTCAACGAGTTAATTGTTTTGATGTATGAGACTAAGCAACTGGAAAGTCTTTGGGCTTACAAAGCTGCTATGTTTTGTATGCTTTACGGTTATGAAACTTACCAGATAGAGAAGTTAATGAAAGAGAAATCGCCCAGCGTGGTTGGTGCTAAGATGGTTAGGAAGCAAACCAAAGATGATGTATGACTATCGTTGCACAGAGTGCAACAGTGAGATAACTATTGAGCGTAGCATCCACGATGAACCGCGTTCACCCTCTTGCTTTGACTGTCACATAGAGATGGTCCGTAAGTTTGATGCACCTAGTATTCAGTTCAAGGGAGGAGGGTTCTACTCCAATGGAGGATAAGTACCCCAACTGGTTCAAGATCACAGCTCAGGCAAACTTTGAACGCTTTCTCCTACCGCTAGCAGGTAAGCGTGGCCTTCGCTTCTTGCAGCTGGGTGTGTACACAGGTGATGCAACAGTGTGGCTACAAGAGAATGTTCTTACGCACCAAGATACCTGGCTCTTTGACATTGATACCTGGGAAGGTAGTGAAGAAGAGGCACACGAGAACCTAGACTTCAACGAGATCTACGACTATTACAAAAGCAGAATAAAAGAACGCGACCCTGTCTATCACTATCGTGTCAGCACCTATGATTTCTTTGTCACTCAAAGAAGTTCAATTCAAGGGCCATTTGATTTCATCTACGTAGATGCAGACCACACCACAGTGGGTGTGCTGTTAGATGCTGAGCTTGCTTGGCCTCACCTAAAGTCCGGTGGCATTATGGCCTTTGATGATTACACGTGGGGATCTCATCTACCCGCACACCTTGCACCCAAGCTAGGCATCAACCTCTTTATTGCACGCCATCAAGGTCAGTTCGAAACCCTTGTTGTCAATGGACAAGTGTGGATACGTAAGCTATAGTTAAGCCAGGTAATCAGATATTACCGAGTGCTAGCAAGAAGCCCCCGCCAATTACGGCGAGGGCTTTTTGTTTGCTAGGAAAGGGTTAGAAACCCAGCAAGATTATTCAGTACCAACCGACTCGATCTGAGTGTCGTTTAGCGCTGCAGAAACTGCCTCGATAGCGGTGTTCAACGTATCGTACAGCGTGAAGGATCTGTAGTTCAGGTGCTCCACTACGTTCTCTAAGGAGCTGAGCAATTCCGAAAGCTGAGCTAATTGGTTTGCCCTGAGAGTCTCTTGGGCGAGCCAAGTGGTCGAAGCGGGATTCACGGGTCCAAAGTGCGACAGCACACTGTCGCTGTTGTGCGTTGTAACCGAGTGCTCGGAGGTAACTAACTGCAAGTGCCTTGTTCTCACGCTTCTCCTCCATCGTAGCTTTCGTCCGGGCTTTCATAATCGGTACGTCCGGCAACATCGGGGACTCCGTTCGCCCGTGTACGTGTAGTAATAGTAAGACGGGTACTATCAGCAACACCAACCCACTTCTTGCCCTCTTGCTCATCTAACTCCCTCTCTTCCACAAGCAACTGCCTGTATTCGTCAGCGTATAAATGAGACAGGCGTACTAAAGCTCGGTCTCTTGCCCTTCTATAATTGCGGTACGAGATAGCCTGCATACCGCTTACCTCTCTACTCTCCATTGATCTTGTCCTCCCACACAATAAGTCCGTATGCTACCACCATCACTACTGCTAGCCCTAACCAGTACATCATAAGCTCGCTGCCCTTACTATCTCGGTGATGTCTATTGTCTGCCCTACTAGGTGAGCGTCCTCTTCATCACTGTCCCACGCAGATACCAGTACTCTACTGCCACTAGGTGCAAGGCTTAGCCACTGTATGCACTGCTCAGCATTAGCCCCGCCCCACGTGTTAGCACCATCAGGTTCTACTACTTCATAGAATAAGATCAAGTCAGACTTCTTTGGGTGTATGGTGTAGATGTTGCTGCCCTCCTCTAACTTTTTACTGCGTACTTGCCCATAAAGGGTTGCTTTTATGTTACTCACTGTCCTCCTCCAATCCAAAGAGGCGAGCCATAGCACTGTTGGCACGGCGTAAATTCTTAATCGCTTCCGCTATCTCCTCCTCTTGTAAATTCTTTTCAGCTTGGTTGATACATAGATCGAACTTAGCTTCTAGGTATTCTTTATTCATTTTCTTCCTCTCCCTCGTATTGTGTGCCGTCATCTCCGTTTTCTTGGCGATCTTCTACCCACTCTTTTAGACTAATCATTACCCTCTCCTCCTTTAATAGATTTATTCTCACACTCTTCGCACGTGCTAGAGTCATAGGTGTTGCGGTCATACTCTCCTCCACACGTATCACACTCTACGTAGTAGGTGTCATCATAGAAAACCGGATCGTTTAGCTGCATCTCGTAGCCCATTACTTCTCCTCCTCTTCCGCCGTCTTCCACTGTACATCTACCGGATCACTGTAGGTTATAGCTCCGTTAGCGTGCAGCGTTACGGTATAAGTAACCATATCTCTAGGCATTACTCTTCTCCTCCAAACAATTCTGCACACTCACAATAGTGTCCGCACGTATAGCAGACATAGAGCCCGCTAAAGTGTGTATGGTAACCGTAGCTACGGTATCCCTCGTTATCTTGCACGTAATATCTACCGTGCATATCTTGCTTAGCTCCGGCGATCTCTCGCTCTCTCTCTAGTGTGCTCATATCTAACCCTTACTCTCTATCCTTATCCTACTAATTTAGTAAGATAGTACCGGACTCTACCGGATAGGTAGAGCACGATACTACACTACTAAACTATTAGTCTACGTATCGCATAGGCATAAGCAAAGCTCTCCACTCTACTTTAGTAATCGGTAGGTGGATCATCATAGGCTTACCCTTGCCCATAAACTCTACGCGTACCGGGTTACCCTTACCCGCTATCTTTGCATAGTCAGCGAATAGGGCCGGGTTAAACGCTACCTCCCCTAGTGGCTCTCTCTCACTCTTACTCAATAGATCCTCAAAACTAGCCGGGTAGTTCGCGTCTAATAGTTGCACGGTGATGGAGCTCCCGCTCACGCTCACGGTTAATAGGTCACCGATACGGTTAAGGGTTACACGGGATAGCTTGTTACTCTTACATAGCTCTATAACCCGCTTAACATCGCTTAGTGATAGTAGGCTCTTAGATAGTTGCCCGTGCTCTACCTCTATCTTTCCCTCTATCAAGCGGTATCTATCGGTAGCCCGGGCCACGAGATAGCCCGCTCCCTCTCCCTCTAGCTGCACACTATTGAGCGCGTATAGGCTCTTATCCTTGCTTGAGTGAGTAGATGCTCCCTCTAATAGCTCCACTAGAGCGCTATTCCCAAGCTCTACGGTATCGGTTACTACTTTAGTCTCTTCCATAGTACTCATTACTTAACCCTTATTCTCTTAGTTTAACCGGCTAGGTACCGGCCCGCGCTCTCTCCCGCCTAAGCTAGAGAGAGCGAGAGTCACCTACCTAGTGAAAGTCTTATCACACTCTAATAGTGATCCTCTACAGTATCCGCTCTCCGTGTACCATAGGTTACCGCTTACCCATATTAGGCCGGCGATTAGTAGGCCGATAGCTATACCGGCCACTAGGTTACCGCGTTTAGATAGCTCTCTCATTACTCTAAACCCTCCACGATAGAGCGGGCATACTCATAAGCGGGCTCAAACTCAAACACGGGAAGAGTAGCGGTATCAAACCAATCGCTGAAGCGATAGGTCACGCTATGGATCTCACTGCCTACGTGCTTTATCTCTAGGTAAGAGCTAGGCCCGCCATAGCTTAGACATACGCTAGTGAGTGTATAGCTATCAATAGATAGGGCCGGATCATTAAAGTAATCGTCACTATCGGGATCACTCATTAGCGCGGTTAGGTCATCGTTAAGAGATTTTAAACTCTCCTTAATTCTACCCGCGCAGCTCTTAGCTTGTTGCTGCTTGAGATAGTTAGAGAATTCTTCGATAGCTTTACCGCTGCAATTAGGGCACGTCATAAGCTCACCGACATAATCGCAGTTAGCACACTTATTCATTAGATCGCTCATTATTTAGCTCCTTTAGTTAGTACCACGATACCGGCGAGGACACTCACCGATAGTAATGAAATTAAAGTAAATAGGATAGTGCTCTCATAAGTAAGAGTTACACTAGGTAGAATTGCGTAGAGATAAGCCGGGGTAACTATTGCAAGAGCTGCGCCGATATATAACATTAGATAGATCCTTTCACGATAGTAATCTTGTAAGCGTTTAGTTTGGCGTCTCTGCGGGTATCCTTGCACTCTGCACACCAGCATTTTGCAATTGTTAGCTTGCTATCGCTAGAGCTGCAATAGCTATCTAGGCACACTCCGCAGCTGCAGACTTTATTCTTAGTCATTTATTTACTCTTATCTATAGAGCTTGTTAGGTAAGTGTTTAGCTCTACAGGGTAAACGATACAGGACTATACCGTTATGTACAACTCTTAATGGTCATAGTTTTACAGTGACCGGTCACGCAACAAGGTAGACAGTTAGGCCCGATATGTCTAGGATCTAATAGCTACACAATAGCCGGGAGAGATAGGGCAAGGTCACCGGGTTAGATCATAGCTGCACGGGCTAAGGCTAGCGGTAAGGTAGAGGGTTAGAGTTAGCGCGGTTATTA